AGGTCACGATATTAACTGGCTTTTATAAAAATAAAATATGGCAGATAATAATAATCCAATGCCACCGTATAATGACGGTAAAGATCAAGGACAAATGGGTCCACAAACTGGTATTTTTGCAACCCTGAGAAGATTATTTTCAACGGATGTTATAATTAAAAATGCCGGTGGGAAAGAACTTAAAGTAGTAGACAGTGATCATATTCAATCTTATGGTAAATATGATACGAATGCTTTAGTAGATAGATTTAATAGAATCTATACCTCAGGACCAACCTCATTATATGGATATCAGAGTAATTTTAATTATCAATTATTAAGACCACAACTATATTCAGAGTATGATGTTATGGATACAGATGCTATTGTAGCATCCGCTCTAGATATTGTAGCTGATGAATCTACTCTTAAAAATGATATGGGAGAAGTATTACAAATACAATCTTCCGATGATGATATTCAGCAGATTTTATATAACTTATTTTATGATATTCTTAATATAGAATTCAATATGTGGCCATGGGTACGCAATATGTGTAAGTATGGTGACTTCTTTTTAAAATTAGAAATATCAGAAAAATTCGGAGTATATAATGTTATACCATACTCTGCTTTTCATATTGAAAGACAAGAAGGATGGAATAGAGATAATCCATCTGAAGTAAGATTTAAATATTATCCTCAAGGTATTTCTCAAGGAACCACAGGATTTTATAATGTAATGGGAGCAGCTTCAGAAGATAATAAGAATCAAATTATTCTTGATAATTATGAAGTAGCACACTTTAGATTATTAACTGATACAAATTATTTACCATACGGTAGAAGTTATCTAGAACCAGGTCGTAAACTATTTAAACAATATACTTTAATGGAAGATGCGATGTTAATTCATCGTATTGTTAGAGCACCCGAAAAAAGAATCTTTTATATTAATATTGGTAATATTGCTCCTAATGAAGTTGAAAACTTTATGCAGAAAGTAGTTTCTAAAATGAAACGAACTCCCTATATGGATCAACAAACTGGAGAATATAACTTAAAGTATAATATTCAGAACCAATTAGAAGATTTTTATATTCCTGTTAGAGGTAATGATGCTGCTACTAAAATCGAAACTACTAAAGGATTAGAGTATGATGGTATACAAGATGTAGCTTATTTAAGAGAAAAATTATTTGCTGCTTTAAAAGTGCCAAAAGCATTTATGGGCTATGATGAAAACCTTGATGGTAAAGCAACTCTAGCAGCTCAAGATATTAGATTTGCAAGAACTATTGAAAGAATTCAAAGAATTATCGTTTCAGAATTATATAAAATAGCATTTGTTCATTTATATACATTAGGATATAGAGACGAAAATCTAACTAATTTTAAACTATCTACAACTACTCCTTCTATTATTTATGATCAAGAAAGAGTAGCATTATTAAAAGAAAAAGTTGATCTTGCAGTTCAAATAAAAGATAATAATCTTTTACCAACTGATTGGATTTATGAAAATATATTCCACTTTGGTGAAGAAGAATATCAAGAATATAGAGATCTACAAATTGAAGATGCTAAGCGTAAATTTAGATTATCGCAAGTTGAAGCTGAGGGTAATGATCCTGTTAAAACTGGTAAATCATATGGTACTCCTCACGACTTAGCATCATTATATGGACCTGGAAGATATGGTCAAAAGCAAGATGTACCAAAAGGCTACGATGAAGAAAATCCGGAAGGCCGCCCTAAAGAAAGAGCATCTACAATAGGTACTCAAAATAATAACTTTGGTAGAGATCCGTTAGGAAGTGGAGGCGTCAAGAATGACGTAAATGATAACGGACGTTTAAATCCTAATGCAAAGAGATTTAAGTTTAGTCAAGCAGAAGCAAAAGTAAATAATTTATCAAACAATGGATTATTTAATCGTATTGAATCTAAAAAGCGTGTAATTCTAAAAGAAGAAGACGGGTTATTAGATGAAAATAATATTTTAAACAACGATTAAATATTTATAATAATAAATAAATATAATGGCTAAACATTCGAAGTATAAAAATACAGGTATAATCTTTGAATTACTTGTAAGGCAGCTTACCGAAGATACCATAAATCAGAGATCAAGCAAGTGTCAATCTCTTATTAAAAAATATTTTAATAAATCTACACTACTACCTGAGTACAAACTATACAAAAGGATAGTTGAAAAGAAAGAAGAGACTGAATCAAGAGCAAATTTAGTAATAGAATCAACCATTAAATATTCTGAAAAAATTAATCTAGAAGAGAATCGAAAATTAAAATATAATTTAATTAAAGAAATCTCTAACCATTATGATGTAAAAGAATTTTTTAATCATAATATTCCAAACTATAAACCATATGCAGCTTTATATTGTTTAATGGAAGATAATAGATTAGATAATAGTGATTATGAAACTACTTTAAAGAATAAAATTACTTTAGTAGAACATATTACACAAAAAACAGAAACTAAAAAAGTAAATAATCAATTAGCTGACTTTTTAGCGGAAGATAAAGATACAAGAAAATTAGTATATCAAGTACTTTTGCAGGAATTTAATTCTAAATATGATGGTTTACTTGATACTCAAAAACAAGCTTTAAGAGAAATTCTTAATAATATTGATAATAAGGAAAGATTAAAATCATTTTATAATTTAAAAATAAATGAAATTAAATCAGATCTTAAACAAGCTATTCTAAATATAAATGATAAAGTAGTTAAAATTAAGGTAAATACATTAGCTGATCTTTTAAAAGAGGCAAGAGTTTATAAGGAAGTAAATGATGAGTCGATTGCTAGACTATTAAAATATTACGAACTACTTGAAGATATTGAACATGGAATCTAAACTAAGAGAAAGAATCCGTAGTCTAATTCAATTAGATGAAGTATCTGCTACAGCAACAGGAGCAGGTTCTTCTGCATTTACCGCAAATACAGGTACAGGAGCTAACTATGCAACACCCTTTGCTTTTAGAAAAGATAAAGATGCTGAAGGAGCTGAACATATTTATTACTATAAACTAGGTTTTAAGCCGGTACCTAAAACTAAACCAAAGTCATTTGACATTAAAAAAATATATTAATGAGCTCATTACAGAATCAATATAACAATATAAAAGAAGGTAAAGGAAATAAAGATGCTCTTTTAAGAGAGTCTAAAAGAATGTTCCCTAACTACATTCCTAACTCAGCTAACTATAATCAAGCTGTAGATATCCTAAAGTCAAGAGAAATTATTAATGAGAATGTAATCGGATTACAAGCTATTAATCAAATTCAACCTACTAAAAAAGAAAATTTTGAAACTGCTTTTGAAAAATTTTTAGCTGAAGAAACTAAAGATGCTAAAGCAACTGAAAGAAAACAATCAAAATTAGTAGATGAACCTCTATCACATCAGTATCCATATCAAGAAAAAGATAGATTAGATAATCAAATATTTGATCAAATTATGTCTGGATATTATACTGAGATGAAAGATCCTAAAAATGTAGATAAAACAGAAGAAGAATTAAAAGCAATTGTCCTTAAGAATCTTGAAAAGGATCCTTTATATTATACAAAAGAAGCACAATTTGGTATTAAAGGTCTCGGATATAGAGATGACGTACCTGGTGCAGGTTTAGTAAAAGAACCAACTGGAAAGTATAAAGCTTCTGGATATGGTGATCTAAAAGAGAGTAAGGAAGTAGCTGAAGCTTCTTCAATCCCAAGTGAAGAATTATTATCATTATTAGATGATATGCTAGAAGATTTAGTAGATACCTCAGTTGATGCAGAGCAAGCAGTTAAAAAGGTAATCAGTATGAACCCTGCACTTAAGCATTATGAAACTGCACTTTTACAACTAGCTGAACCAAAATTCCCATGAAGCAAGTTTTAGTAGAAACGATTAATTTTTCACCTGTTAGAGCACTAACAGAGTCAAGATCTGATAGAGGTAATCCTGTAGTTGAAGGTATATTAGCTACAGTAGAAACTATTAATGAAAATGGCCGTTTTTATAAAAAATCTATTTGGGAAAGAGAAGTAGATAAATATAAACAACTTATAGCTGAAAAAAGAGCATTAGGAGAATTGGATCATCCTGATTCAATGAACATTAATCTTAAGAACGTTTGTCATAACATTACTGACCTTTGGTGGGATGGAAAAAATATTATGGGTAAATTAGAAATCCTACCCACTCCATCAGGTCAAATAGTAAAAAATCTAATTGATAACGGAATTACTTTAGGAGTATCTTCTAGAGGAACTGGTACACTACAACAAAGAGATGGTGTTAATGAAGTACAAGATGACTTTGAACTATTATGTTGGGACTTTGTATCTACTCCTTCTAATCCAGGATCATTCGTACAACCTATAAGAGAATCAAAACAATTAAACATAAAATCTAATATACATAATACAATATCAGAATTATTATGTATGCACGGTCAGTGTGAGATTTAATTTTTTTATATTTCTTACTATATTTATATTATATCACCATCCTAATATGGTGTAATTAATATTATATTTATACTATTATATCTCTACTAGATATAGAATTTCAAAACATTTATTATGGCAACATCTGATATGTTAAGACAAGCTATTGCTGATGCTAAAATCATTAAAGAAACAGCAATTGCTAATGCTAAAAACGCATTAGAAGAGGCTTTTACGCCTAAGTTAAAAGAACTTCTTTCTGAAAAAATTGAAGAAATGGATATGGAAGAAGAAATGGAAGAGGGTATGCATTACGAAGAAAAAGAAAAACATGATGAAGAAAAAGAAATGCACGAAGGTGACATGGATGAAGAAACTTCTAAGCCTCATGGTAATATCGGTCAACATACCCCAGAAGGAGAGCCTCTTGGTTTCCTAGAAGGAGATAAAGAAGAAGAAATGACTGAAGAAGATCTTGAAGAACTGCTTAAAGAAATGGAAGAAGAAATGCATAAAGAAGAAGAGGAGGAAGAAGAAGTGCATGAAGTAAAAGAAGAAGCTGAAGAAGTGCATGAAGAAGAAGTGCATGAGGAAGTTTCTGATGAAGATTTAATGGATCTTATTAAAGATGTAGTTAAGTCAATGGCAGATGCAGGTGAACTTGAAGGCGTTGAAGTAGAATTTGAAGAGCCTGAAGCTGAAGAAGAAGTTGAAACTGGGGAAGAAGAAGTTGAAGTTGAGACTGAAGAAGAGACAGAAGAAGAAACTGAAGAACTTGCAGAAATCATGAGAGAAAACGCTGAATTAAAAGAAGCTGTAGAGCATCTTACAACTCAGCTTAACGAAATTAACGTACTTAATGCTAAATTACTTTACGTTAACAAAATTTTCAAAGCTAAAAACTTGTCAGAAAGTAGAAAAGTTAAGCTATTATCTCAATTCGATGGAGCTAATTCCATCAAGGAGGTAAAATTAGTTTATAATACTGTAGTGGCAAATCTAGCAGAGGAAACTAAAGTTACTAAAAAATCATCTTTGAAAGAAGGTGTAGGTAGAGCTTCAAAACCTAGCGGAGTTTCAAGTAGAAAGCCAATTGTAAATGTTGATCCAACAATTGCAAGGTTTCAAAAACTCGCAGGTATTAAATAATTTTTTAAATTAAAACGATGTCAAAGCTAATTAATAATTTATTAGAAAGCTCTGCTAGTGGATGGAGATCCATGCAGGGTGATGCGGCTCGTCTCGCTGGCAAGTGGGCCAAAACTGGTCTTCTTGAAGGAATTGACGGCGATGTAGAGCGTAATAACATGGCTATGATTCTTGAGAATCAGGCTAAACAACTCGTAGTTGAGCAATCACAGACAGCAGGCTCAGCATTTACTACTAATGCTGGAACTGGTGCTAACTGGGCAGGTATTGCTCTACCATTGGTAAGAAAGGTATTCGGACAAATTTCTTCTCAAGAGTTTGTTTCTGTACAACCTATGAACTTACCTTCAGGTCTTGTATTCTTCCTAGATTTCCAATATGGTGGAACTAGCGATAGAGTTAACAAACCATTTAACTATGCAGGAGATGTATTCAAATCAGGATCTATGTATGGTGTTACTGATGCTGCTGGAGATCCAACTGATGGTCTTTATGGCGCTGGTAGATTTGGTTATTCATTAAACCAATTCTCTGCATCAGCTACTTGTACTGAGGCTACTGCTTCTTGGGCAGATGTTGAGTATAATTCTGAACTTTCTGCTTCAGTAGCTGCTGGTCAATTTACCACAATTGCATTTGCAACAACTGAATTAACAAACCCTGATCTTAAAGCAGTCCGTGCTTTCGTACTTACTTCAGGTTCGGGGGCAACAGATATTGGAGCTAAATTGTTACCAAAATATACTAAGGTAGTAGGTAGTAACATCCAATTTGTAGTAACTGGATCAGCTGGCACTTCACTTGTACCACAAGACGGGGAAAACTTCGTATATTACTACAAGCAGCCAGAAGATAACTCTCGAGGTGACTTTGAAGATGCAGCTTCTGCTGGACGTCCTAACGCTAGATCAGTTGCTGGTGATGTATTAAACATTCCACAAGTAGATGTTAAGCTTAAGTCTGAAGGTATCATTGCTAAAACTCGTAAGCTTAAAGCACAGTGGACTCCTGAGTTTGCACAAGACTTGAATGCTTACCAAGCACTTGATGCAGAAGCAGAATTAACTTCTATCATGTCTGAGTATATCGCTCTTGAGATTGATCTTGAGATCCTTGATATGCTTATTGGTGATGCAGCTGCTGCTGATGAGTACTGGTATGCTACTAATAACCGAGCTCTAAATTCTGCTAAAACAGGATATGATGATGCTGGATTCTATAATACTCAAGGTCAGTGGTTCCAAACTCTTGGTACTAAATTGCAAAAAGTATCTAACAAGATCCATCAGAAAACACTTAGAGGAGGCGCTAATTTCTTAGTAACTTCTCCAACTGTTGCAACTATCTTGGAATCTATCCCAGGATTTGCTTCTGCTGGTAACGGTGATGCTGCTGCAGCTACTTACGCTTTCGGTATTCAGAAAGTGGGTCAAATTAATAACAGATTTACTGTTTATAAAAACCCATATATGACTGAAGGTTTGATCTTATTGGGATATAGAGGTTCTCAATTCCTCGAAACTGGTGCTACATTTGCTCCATACATTCCATTGATCATGACACCATTAGTGTACGATCCTGAGACATTTACACCACGTAAAGGTCTATTGACTCGCTACGCTAAGAAGATGATTCGTCCAGAATTCTATGGTCGCGTCTTCGTCAACGACTTAAACATTCTTTAATATAATCGTTTAGGTTAGGAAATTAGGGGGGACTTCGGTCCCCTCTTTTTTTTGTATATAGGTTGTATCTCTTATGAAAATTTTTTATATTTTTATTGTTTGCTAATCTTTGTTATTAAGCTATTTATTAGTAACTTAATTGTTTTAAATGAACACAAATACTAACGGTTCTCAAAAGAGAAAACCTAAAAATCCAATAAAATTTAAACTACAACTTACTGAAGAACAAAAGCTAGGAAAAGCTGTTATTTTAGATAATAAGATTACAGTAGTAACTGGTAAAGCAGGTTCTTCTAAAACTTTTTTATGTTGTAATGTAGCTTTAGATTTACTGTTTACAAAGCAGATTGAAAAGATAGTTATTATGCGTCCTATGATAGGTACAGAAGATATAGGACATCTCCCAGGAGATATAAATGATAAAATGCAACCCTGGATGACTCCTATTATAGAAAATATGTATGATCTATACGATAAAACTAAAATCGAAAAAGAAATAGTAGAAGGTAGAATTCGGATTTTACCTTTACAATTTACACAAGGTGTTACCTTTAGAAACTCAGCAGTTATAGTAGATGAGGCACAAAATTGTACTAAAGAACAATTAAAAATGATTTTAACTAGAACAGGAATTGATTCTAAAATAATGATTGCTGGTGATCCACAACAAATACAAATAAGAAGAAAATCAGATTCAGGTTTAGCAAAATTAATTGATGTAGCTGAAAGAATAGATAAACTTGCTTTAGTTCACCTAACATCTAATTATAGAGATCCTATAGTTGAACAGATTATAGATGAATATGATGGATAAAGATACTTATAATAATAAACTATAAGCATGGCAGCAGGAAAATATAATTTTACCATTGAACAAGGTGCAACATTAGACTTTGAAGTTCAATATAAAGATAGTTGTAATAATCCTATAGATTTAACAGGTTACTCAGGTCGTATGCAATTTCGAAGTAATTTTGCAGATAATACTGGTAGTATTTATTTAACTTTATCATCATCAAGAGATGCTGATGGAACAGGTTTAAATTTTAGTGGTTCAACCGGAATAAAACCACCGACCTCAGGATCAATAGGTATATTTGCTTCCTCTACAGTAACACAGGCATTAGTTTTATCACAATCAGCATGTACAACAGGAGGAAGAATTTTATATGATTTAGAATTATATAGTGGTAGTACACCACCTTATACAATAAGATTAATCGAAGGATCTGTAAATGTATCTAAAGAAGTAACAAGATTCTAATGAATAAGAATAACAGAGTTGTTATAAAAGATAATACTAATCAAAAATTAGTACAAGTAATATCTTTTGGTCCGCAAGGTATTCAAGGTTCTACCGGTCCACAAGGTCCACAAGGTCCTGGTATAGATACAGGTTCATTTGCTACTACAGGTTCAAATGTGTTTATAGGAGATCAAACAATAACAGGATCTCTACTAGTATCAGGTTCGTCGACTTTCACAAATATAGGCCCTGCTATATTTTCAGGATCAGTTGAAATTACAGGAGGATTAACTGCAAGTGTAGCATCTTCATCTTTTGCAACTACTGCTCAAACATCTTCCAACTCAGCAATAACACATGGTGTAACTGATAATAATCAGTACCTAACTACAATTGCTAATAGTACTGATGCTGTTCAACCTACTCAAAGACCCACTGCTCCTATACTTTACAGTCCTAGTACCACTAATCCTATTACTAATGCCTCTGATAAGGCAGCTGAATTTCAACTAGGATTAAATAATCAAGCAGGTGGTATTTTCTTAACAAGTAATTTATTATCTGATAATCCTAATTATATAAGAACCTTAAATCAGGATCTATATCTAAAAGTTAAATCTGCAGGCACTGGTAAATTAATTATTTCAGCATCAGCAGGTATTGAAACTACAGGACATATAACAGCATCAGGTAACATAAGTGCTAGTGGAGAAATGGTAGCCAATTCTCTTAGAGTAGAAAATCGTGCATCAGGTATTACTGCTGACGTAATAATATCAGGATCTACTTTTGATGGAGATAGTAGAGACGCACAAATTATTTATCCTAGTCATGGATTACATTTCAATGATGACAGTGGTAATAATAATCATGTGTTAGCATTAGCAAGTAATAATGTTGGAATAAGAATACAACCAGATAGCGGTAATACAGCTTTAACTGTATCTGGTAGTATTAATGTGATAGATGGTGATATATTTGGAGTTACTAATATAACAGCATCTGGTAACATAAGCGCAAGCGGAGATATAGTAACTAATGCTTTAACAGCTTCAGGATTAATTTATCCAACAGTTGATGGTGTAGATGGTTCTGTAATTGTAAGTGATGGGTTAGGTAATCTATCTATAGGTCATGGAGAAAGATTAGTAGTTCAAGTTAGAAATAATGAATCATTTACCATTACAGCAGGAACACCATTACACGCTGTAGGTTCTATAGGAGGAAGTCAAAGAGTATTAGTAGTAACAGCATCAGCAGATTCAAGTCATTCTGACACAATGCCTGCATTTGGTATTGCTGCAACAGATCTAACTCCAACTGGAGGTACAAAAGATGGATATGCTGTAACAACAGGAATTTTCCCAGACTATAATATCACACTAGCATCAGGTTCAATTACAGTAGAAGAAGGACAGATACTTTATGTTGGGCAAAATGGAGGGTTAACTAATGTAAAACCTGATACTAACGACCAAAATTTAATACAGAATGTTGGTATAGTTTTAAAAACAAATGGAACTTTAGTTCAAAATCTCCAAGTATCAGCTATCAATAGAACTAATGATGTTCCAAATTTAAATCAAGGAAACATATTCTTTGGTTCAGGAAGTAATTATGCAAAAATTCATATATCAGGTGCTTTAGATCAAACTATAATAAATAATATAACAGCATCTGGTGATATAAGTGCAAGTGGTCAATTTATAGGAGATGGTAGTGGATTAACTAACCTACAAAGACCAATAACTACACATACAGCTGATTTCTCAGCTTCAGCTGTTTATGCAGGTAACTTCAATATAGTAGGAGGAAGTTTAACTTGTTCTATTAGTACATCAGCTGCTGCTGTAGGTGCAGAATGGGAATTTTTCCAAACCTCATCAGCAGGTAACTTCTTATTTGAAACAGGTTCAGGTATAACTTTATATTCAAAAGATGGAAATATAAAATTAGCTGGACAATCATCAGCAGCTACACTTAAAAAAATATCAGCTGATAGTTTTGCTTTAATTGGTGATTTAACTGCTTAATATGGGATTAGGTACGTCATTAGGAATTACAGCTTTATCAGGAGCAGGAGGCGGAGGTACATTACTGCTAGATCTATATGGTACTAACATAGCAGCAGCTTATTCAGTGAGAAAACTATCATCTACATATTCTGGAGCAGCTATTAGAGTTAGAAGATCATCTGATAATTCCGAACAAGATATAGGATTTGATGTTAATGGAGATCTTGATACATCAGCA